CTATTGTTTGGCTGTGCCGCATAGTTGCCGTCATCTAACGCAAGTATGTGTGCGCACTTATGCTCGTGCGGGATCTCAGAATGATCAGTGTCTATTATATTACTCTCTGGGTGTGCAAAGTCAACTGTGAATAAGTAGGATCCGTGATGCCACTTTTTATCTTTTCCTATATACTTACCAGCTTGTCCGTCTAAGATATCATAAGAAGTGATAGCAGGATAATAACTAAAGCAGTTCCACAACTCCAGCTCATCAAGTCTACGCCTAGGTACTTCTTCTGGCTTAAAACCTCTTTGTATAAACGCTGAGATTGGTAGCCTATAAAAGACAGCACCGTTTTCCATGATTGCATGAAAGAGTATAGGACGCCCTGTAATTGATGCCAGGCCAAATATAATGCAGTCTTCCACTTCCCCATGATGTTTTTTAAGATCGTAAAGATATTCTCTTTTGATCTGTGCGTAAGTTACAGGAATGTTTGCATTCAAATAAGCCATTTGTCATAAATTAACTAACTAAAGCTATAATGATGACGATAGCAACAGCTACACCGATTTGTGCTTTTCTGTCGGATTTAACTTTTGCAATTATTTTGTTTACTATTTCCATAGTTCCCTCCATTTTTATTTTATTATACCCCAATTAGGTCCAGATTCATAGTCTACTTTGTTCGGAACTTCAAGAGAAACTGCATTTTCCATTATCTCTATTATATCTCTTACGTCTATATTATCTTGAACAGATATATCAAGTTCATCATGCACTTGTATATGAGGTATGATACCGTTCCTGTGTAAATCAATCATAGCTTTTTTTGTCATGTCTGCTGCAGATCCTTGTATCAATCTATTTAAAGCTTTGTAAGTGTAAGCACGTTTGATCCCTGGTCCGTGTTCCAAGAGCGCTGCATCATGAGTTAAGGCTTTATGAACACCGAATTGATTTGGTTCCCACAAATGAAACCTACACAGTCTACCTAGCAACGTTCGTACTTGTCCACGTTCTTGAGCACGTTGCATAACATTATCCATTAGCTGTTTAACAAATGGAACTTTGTTATGATACTGTCTAAATAAAGTATCAGCTTTATCTTTAGATACACCGAGTTCTGCTTGTAATTTATTTTTACCCATTCCATAAAACAAACCAAGATTTATAGTTTTAGCTTGTGATCTTGGTATTTCTGCCATATCAGCAACAATTGTATGAAAATCTGCATCACCTTCATTATATGCATCTAATACATCACCAACGCCATATAGATTTTGTAAAGCAGCATAATGGACTACCAACCTAGGTTCTTGTTGAGAATAGTCAAAACAACCCCATGTATGGCCCTCCTCGGGTATAAATAATGATCTAATAGCTGGTCCAAGTTCCTTGTTCCGTGCTGGTATTTGCTGTAAATTTGGGTTTGAATAAGAGAATCTACCGGTCACAGTTCCGCCATTATCTGAACGCAATTGATTAATCTCTGCATGAATTCTACCTTTATGATTATGTTTTAATATGGTATCAATAAATGTGGTATGAGCCTTATTAATTTCTCTGGCTCGGGCTATTTGTTTCACAGTTGGGTGGGGGTGATTCTGTAAAAAGTTTTTTGTAAATGATGGAGAATTTGTTTTTAAAGTTAAGTCATATGGTAGGCGAAGTTTTTCAAAAACTTTCGCAATACTCCTTGCCGCCCATATTTGGACATCTACTTGCGTGGTTTTTTTTATTTCTAATAGGCATGCTTTTTCTTCTTTATGTAATTCTTCTTTTAATTTTTGAGCTGCTTCTACGTCTACACGAACACCTAAAAAACGCATATCAACAAGGCAAGGAAATAATTCTGTCTCTAAATCAAAAATAGATTGTATATCTTGGTGTAAAATTTCTTTCTTTAACTCTTGCCAAAGTTCTAATGTAAGTTCAGCATCTTTTTCTGCATATGCGCCAACATAAATGGCAGGTAGTTTATACATTTCTGCCTTGGCGTCAACACCCCAATCTTTTGCAGCTTCATATAAATGTGTTTCACTTTTTGTTTTTCCAGTGTATCTTTTACTGCAATTGTTTAAGTCATAACGCATTTGATTTTCATCAACAAGGGCAGATGCAATCATCGTGTCCACTATTTTACCGTTAATACTTAAACCTAGGGCCCTAATCCAACAAACGTCATACATGGCGTTGTGAAATATTTTTGTTGCTGGTGTAGACAATAATCCTTGGAACCATTTCAAAACTTTTTTACGATCCATGTTACCACCACCTTCGTGAGCAATAGGATAATAACCAGACCAACCTGGCACAGCCACAGCAATACCTACAACATCTCCTTTACCTATAACAGAACCTGATCCCATTTTTATAAGATCTGGGTCTTTAGTTTCTAAGTCAATTGCAATCTCATCATACTTAGATAAATCTGGAAATTCTTCTGGCGGTAGCCATTCTGTTTGTGGTTTAAAAATAGGTATTTGCATTATTTAGTTATCCCCCATGAGTTTGGTTTTTCTTTTTTTTCTTCTTTTGGTTTTTCTGGATAGTCTCTATCAATAGCCATATCAATGTAATGTTTAGCTTTTAATAAGTCTTCTTTCTGATTTTTTTGTTTGTGCCTGCACAAATATTTTATAGCATTGCCTTCTGCAAAGGGCAAATTATTTTTATTTATAAATTCTGATGGTTGAATAACCATACTTCGATAATGGGATCCGCCAACTTGTTTTTTATAAATATCGCTCATATCATAAATCCTTTTTCATATTTTTTTGGTTCTATTATATGTAAATTTTCTTTTGTTCTCGTTGCTCCAACATAAAACAATCTATTTTCATCGTCTGGATCTCTTTCATAACCTTTCATAGTATTTTGTGTTAAGTCAGTTAATAACACAACATTTTGTGATTCACCACCTTTAGCTCCATGTATTGTAGACAATTCTATTCTTGGTTTTTCATTTAATCTTTCTCCATTTGCTCTCATTTTTCTTAAATAATTTACTTTAGTTTGTCCAGCGTCATCAAACGCCTCGTACCAAACTGTTTTAATTTGCAAACCATAATCTTTTACTAATTGATCTATTCCGTAAAAAGATTCCTTAGTCATACCTTTTATTTTTTTCTTATGCCAATGTGTAGGTCCCATGTATTTAGATATATTTTCAATTTGTTTGTATGAAACTAATTGACCTTGTCGTAATTGTTCCCATGCTGTTGCTGCTTCGTGTAAATCTTTTTCTGTGCCTCTTCTGTATCGTGATGAATAATATAATCCACGTTGATACAAAGACTCTTCTAAATCTTTTAACAAATGTTTAGTTCTAGCCAACACCAGCCATTCTCCTGATGACATATCAATTGTGTCAGCGCTGTAGTGTCTATGTAAACTACCCTGTACAGTTTTTGGTTGCCATGTTTTATCTATCCTGTTTCTAATTCTGTTAATAATACCCATTGCTACACCATGCACCTTAGCTGGTATTCTAAATGATTGTGTTAATGGTAAATATTGTCCCTCTAAAGCTATAAAAGAATCTACGTCTGCACCAGCCCATTTGTATATCGCTTGGTCATCATCACCTGCAATAAAAGAATCTTCTGTCTTATTCCAGATAGTTTTTGCCATATCCCATTGCATTAACGATAAATCTTGTGCTTCATCTATAAATACTACATCAAACTTTGGTGACTTGTCAGACTTAGTAAACTCTGTAATCATGTCATTAAAATCTATTAAGTTATATTCTTTTTTGTATCTGGTTAATTCATTGTCAATAATTTTTAACGTGCTTCGTTCTAAATCTTGTGTGTGTTCATTTAAGTCAAACTGTTGTTCTGGTGTAATATTTCTTAATTGTGCTAATTGTATAATACGTAAATATTCACTATCAGAATTAAACGCACTACCTTGATCTTCTTGATAATCTGCATACGTTACAGGAAAACCTAATTTTTTTCCTAAATCTTTGTAATGTCTTTGTTGCATTACTTGATCTTTTTTAATTCCAAGTTTTCTAAATGCTAGTGAGTGTAATGTTCTAAAGTATGGAAGATCATCCTCTGTAAGATTAAATTTTTTAATTGCTCTGTCTCTTGCTTCGTATGCAGCTTTCT